GCTGAACTTATTGGAATTAATAAGGCTGCAAGAACAACCACAGTTAAACCATCAGGAACATCATCTTTGGTATTGGGAACTTCATCAGGAATTCACGCTTGGCATAATGACTATTATTTAAGAAGAATCCGTGTTGGAAAAAATGAAGCAATTTATTCTTATCTTGCAATTAATCACCCCGAACTTGTTGAAGATGAATACTTCCGTCCACACGACACTGCGGTAATTACAATTCCACAGATGGCACCTGAAGGATCAATTTTACGATATGAGTCCGTATTTGAGATGTTAGAAAGAGTTAAAAAAGTTTCAAAAGAGTGGATTAAAACAGGGCATAGATCAGGACAAAATAGTCATAACGTATCTGCAACAGTTTCAATCAAAGAAAATGAGTGGGAATTAGTTGGAGAATGGATGTGGAAATCAAGAAAATTTTACAACGGCTTATCAGTATTACCTTATTCAAACCATACTTATACCCAGGCACCTTTTGAAGATTGTAACAAAGAAGATTTTGAAAGATTGTTAAAATCACTAAAAAATGTTGATTTAACAAAAGTAATTGAATTACAAGACAATACAAATCTTAGTGGTGAAGCGGCTTGTGCTGGTGGAGCCTGTGAAATAGTATAGTTATGACTGTAAATGCATCAAACGATTGGATACAACAATTATATGTTCAGGAGACATCAAAAAAATCTCCTGAACCTGATTTTTATGAAAATGAAAACGGAAAAATTGTTATGACCAAATCTTACCATATTAAGAGGGGTTCTTGTTGTGGATCAAAATGTTTAAATTGTCCCTACGAACCGAAATATGTCAAAGGAAATAAAATCGTAGAAAAATCACTAAGAAATTAGTGATTTTTTTTATATATCTAAACTATTTATTTGTATGTCGAATATTATTTCAGAAGAAATTCAAAAGATTAGAAAAATGATGCTCTTGGAAGAACTAGTCCAAGAAGACGGAGCCAAGAAATTAAAACAAACTTTAGATATTCTACAAAAAAAAGATAAAGTTTTACTTTTGAGTTGTTCAAACAGATTTAACTGGGACCCTAAAAACATAGACGTTCCAAAATCAAAGATACTTGCAATGTATTTGAATGAGGAACTTGGAAAAAAATCTGTATTTATGGATGTGTCAGAACTTAAAATATTTCCTTGTGAGGGTAATGTTTCAAGGGAAGAAGGGAATAGTTGTGGTGTATTAAAATCATTATTAAAAGATAATAAAAAAAATCCTTCAGGTCATCATAGGTGTTGGGCAAGTTTAAATAATAAAACTGATGAATTATGGAAGATCAGTAAAGAATTATTTGAATCAGACGCTGTGGTATTCTTTAGTTCAGTAAGGTGGGGACAAGCCAATATGTTTTATCAAAATCTAATAGAAAGATTAAATTGGATTGAAAACATGCATACCACTTTAGGTGAAAAAAATATTGTTAAAGATATTGAAACAGGTTTTATTTGTGTTGGTCAAAATTGGAATGGTGAAAATGTCACAGAAACCCAAATGGAGGTTCATAAATTCTATGGATTCAAACCCAATAAAAAACTATATTGGAATTGGCAATATACAACCGATGCGTATGACGAAAGTAAATCTTCTTACAAAAAATCCCACAAAAAATTCATTGATGATATGGGTTTATAAAATCGGTTATTATAAATATAAATCATCGTCATAGGACAAAAAAAATATCCGATGTGTTTTTTCAAGATAGGTCGGGATTTTTTATTTAATGTAATTTTTACTTAAAAAAAACCTAACCTATATTTATATGTGATATGGCAAATGGTATTACTTATGGAATTTCTTTCCCTTTTGTTGACTCTTTCACAGGACGATATTTGGACGTAACAAATTCAACTGAAGGTGAAATAAGGGCTAATTTGGTTCATTTATTACTAACAAGAAAAGGATCGAGATATTTTTTACCTGATTTTGGAACAAGACTTTATGAGTTTATATTTGAACCATTAGACGGACCAACTTTTTCTGATATTGAAGCCGAGATAAGAAGTACGATTGGAACTTATATGCCAAATTTGCAAGTAACCAATATAAGTGTTGAACCGGCATCTGCGGGTTTAGAAGATAAAGGTTATACCGTGAATAGAGATGGAGAAAGGGAGTTTAAAGTTACAAATATCGCAACTTTAGAACACACCGCAAAAATTAAAATAGATTATCGTATAACAGATTCGGCTTTTGAATCTCAAGATTTTATCATTATCAATATTTAATATTATATGGCTGAGAAAAAAATTTCCTATACCGTAAGGGACTTTCAAGGAGTTAGAACTGAATTAATTAATTTTACAAGAACTTATTATCCTGATTTGGTTCAAAACTTTAATGATGCAGGTATTTTTTCTGTGATGTTAGATTTGAATGCTGCGGTTACGGATAACTTGAATTATCAAATTGATAGAAGTATTCAAGAAACCGTATTACAATTTGCACAACAAAAAAATTCGGTATATAATATTGCAAGAACTTATGGATTAAAAGTTCCTGGACAAAGACCATCGGTTGCTTTAATTGATTTTTCAATTACGGTTCCGGCTTTTGGAGATAGAGAAGATTTGAGATATTGTGGTGTTTTACGAAGAGGATCACAAGTTAATGGTGGAGGACAACCATTTGAAACGGTATATGATATTGACTTCGCGTCACCAATCAATGCTGAAGGGTCACCAAATAGAGTTAAAATACCTAACTTTGATTCAAGTGGAAAACTATTAAATTATACAATTGTCAAAAGAGAAGTTGTTGTTAACGGTATTACAAAAGTATATAAAAGGGTAATAACACCAAATGATTCGAAACCTTATTTAGAATTATTTTTACCTGAAAAAAATGTATTAGGAATTACTAGTGTTTTATTGAAACCTGGAACTCAATATTCAACAATACCAAATCCACAAGACTTTTTAACTTTGGGACAAGAAAGATGGTATGAGGTTGACGCATTAGTTCAAGATAGAGTTTTTATTGAAGATCCAACGAAAACTTCAGATCAACCAGGTATAAAAGTAGGAAGATATATTACGACATCAAACAAATTTATTTCTGAATATACACCACAAGGATTTTGTAAAATGACGTTTGGTGGGGGAAATATTTCTGCTGATGAACAATTAAGACAATTTGCAATTGATGGAAAAGGATTTGATTTGAGTAGGTATACAAACAATTATGCTTTGGGAGCGGCTCTTTCACCAAATACTACATTATTTGTTCAATATAGAATTGGTGGTGGTTTATCAAGTAATTTGGGTATTAATACAATAAATCAAATTGGTACGGTTTCATTTGCAGTAAATGGACCTTCACAAAGTGTTAATAATAGTGTTATTAATAGTTTACAATGTAATAACGTAACTGCAGCAATTGGAGGAGCAAATCCACCAACAACTGAAGATGTTAGAAATTTGGTGTCTTTTAACTTTGCAGCTCAAAACAGAGCGGTAACCGTAAATGATTATAATTCACTTATTAGAACTATGCCATCTCAATTTGGGGCACCAGCAAAAGTTGCTATCACGGAAGAAAACAACAAAATAAGAATTAAAATGTTGTCTTATGACGCTAATGGAACTTTAACAAATGTTGTATCAAACACCTTAAAACAAAATGTTGCAAATTATTTATCAAACTACAGAATGATAAATGATTATATATCTATTGAGGCCGCTGATACAATAGACTTGGCTGTCACAGTTGACGTAGTTTTAGATAATAGTCAAAATCAGGGAGCAATCATTTCAAAAACAATTCAAATTATTACGGACTTCTTTAATCCGTTAGTTAGAAATCTTGGTCAAAATGTTAATATCTCTGAATTGAGAAGATTAATTCAATCAGAAAATGGAATTGTAAGTATTACAGATGTTTTATTCTTTAATCAAGTTGGAGGTCAATATTCGTCAAGTCAAACTTCTATGCCGTATGCAGATCCTGTTACAAGACAAATTCAACCAACGGCAGATACTTTATTCGCAACACCAACACAAACTTATCAGATTAGATATCCAAACAAGGATATTAATGTTAGAGTTTTGAACCTGAAATCAGTAAACTTCTCTTAGTAATTTATTTTTTTCAACTTATAACTATTTTTATCAAAATAGCAAATAAACTATTTATGAAAAAACGTTTTTTTAATGGGTAAGTCGTATAGAATAAGAACTGAAGTTGGTGTAGACAAATACATAAATGTAAATTTAGAACAAGATTGGGAATCTTTAGAGATATTGTCTTTAAAGATTTTGGCAAACGATGTGTATACTCGTTTTTGTTCTGACTATGGTGTTGTCACGGGTAGAGTTTTTGTAAACGGAGGATTTGGATTACCAAACGCTAAAGTCTCTGTTTTTATTCCGTTGGATGCTGCTGACGAATTAAACCCCGTAATCTCAGAATTATATCCATATAAAACAATAACTGAAACCAACGCGGATGGTTATAGATATAATCTATTACCTAAATTACCTTCATATAACGGACACGTCTCGACAGGATCATTTCCGAATAAGGGAGATGTTTTAATGGACGGATCGTATATTGAGGTATACGACAAATATTATAGGTTCACCGTAACAACAAATGAAAGTGGTGATTTTATGTTTTTTGGTGTTCCAGTTGGAACTCAAACAATCGTAATGGATGTTGATTTATCTGACATTGGTTGTTTTTCATTATCACCACAAGATCTAATACAACAAGGATTAGCAACCGAAACTCAAGTTAATGGGGCCAAATTTAAATCATCAACAAACCTAAGAGAGTTACCACAAATTAAAAATTTAGTTTTTGACGTTGATGTTCGACCATTTTGGGGTGATGCAGAACTTTGTCAAGTTGGAATAACACGAGTTGATTTTGATTTAACAAAACAAGCAAATATCAACATACAACCTACGGCGATTTTTATGGGGTCGATTATCTCGACAACTGATGACGACGCTTTAAAGGTAAGTTGTAAACCAAAAAATAACACGGGTAATTTATGTGAATTAGTTGCAGGACCTGGTGAAATTCAAGCAATTAGACAAACCATATTTTCGGATGATAATGGACTTCCGATCTTAGAAAGATACCAAATAGAACAAGAAGGAAAGGTTATTGATGCTGACGGAACTTATTTATTAAATGTACCAATGAACCTTGATTATGTTTTTACCAATGAGTTCGGACAACAAGTAATATCTAATGATCCAAAAAAAGGAATACCAACAAAAGGGAAATATAGATTTAGGTTTAAGTGGCAAAACGAACAAGGACTTCAAGGAAGTTTTCAAAGAGCAAATTTTTTAGTTCCAAATATTAAAGAATATGGTTGGAATAACACATATAATTCATCAAACGACCCATTCACCAATTTATCACCAGGAACTTATACATATCCATCAATACCTGCTGGATCAATTACGGGTTTAACAGCAACAAATAATTTTGGTGTTAATTTAGGTCTGTCACAACCTACAACAAATAATGTTAGTTCATATTCAATTTATCTTAATGGTCAATTGTATATTGGAAGTTTAAATTCAATACCTTTTAATATTGGTGATACGATACAAATTGTTGCAACTCCTGTTGATTCATCTCAACCTCAATCAATCGTATTTACATCATATCAAGAGGAGTTATTTAATTTGTTAAGATCATACGCTTTTAGTACAGATTGGGATGATTATGCTAATGTACAAGAAGCTCTTAACTGTGAAGACACATTTTATGAATTTCATTATAATAAGGTATATACCACCGCCATGTTTTTGGACCGATATAAAAAAGGTATTGGTAGAGCAAAACATTTAGGTATTAAAGAAATTGATAATAGATCTTGTAAATCAACCGTCAACACATTTCCAGTAAACGACATTATTAGAAATTTTGACGCAATATTTTTTGTTTTTAATATTCTTATAAACATTCTAACATTTCCAATTTTAACTCTTTTATTTGTTGCTCATTTTATTTCATTTTTATGGCCAATATTAAAGTATGTTCTTATTATATTGGGTATTGTGTTGACAATACAGGCGGCCACTGATCTCCAAAATGTTTTTGAAAACACTTCTGAAGTTATAGAGGCAACACTAAGTGCGATAAGTGTTAATTTAGGAGGTCCTGTTGTAGATACTGGTGCGTTAATAAAGTCCGTTAGGTTACTTATAAAACAATTTATACTAATTGCAAAGGCAGCTTTTTCAGTAGTATTAGCAGCTTCGTTTACTGCATTTGCAATATTTGCCGCAGCAAAAATAAAAGGATTTCCAAGAATTGGATTACCAATGATTTCATATCCTGATTGTACAAGTTGTGATTGTGACTGTAAAAATGCAGACATGAGTGATGATTTTGACTCAAATTCTGTTTACAATGAAATTAATACCGCAGCACAATCATCAGGTGGGGGAACAAACAATACTGTGTTGTCAACACCAAAAACATTGATTGCTCCTGTGAATTCTTCCGCGGCATATGCATTAGATCATCCAAATTTAAAAAATGATCCAAATAATAATGACCCTTTTCCTCCTTGTAAATCATTAACAACTTTGATTGGTAACGGTGATATTACTATTGACGTTGTTGTTAAGGCTTCTTTAGATTATATAAGAATTGCTTCTGGATCTGACGTTATTAGTTCAACAGACCCAAATAGGTATTTACCAAATGAAGCTTATTTATTAAAAGCACCACAACCATTTTTATTTACCGCAGATAAAAATCCAGGGGCGGACGATAGATCTTTTGCATATCCTACTTCTGTGACATTTTCACAAAAATTAAATGAATTTAACACTAGAGACAAATACTTCAAAAGTAGTACAACTTCAGCATTTGGTAGTGGTGTAAATAGGATTAAAACAGTTGTGAATCCAACATCAGGATCAACACCATATGAAGATCAGGTTATAGTTGTATTAATGAATCCTGGATCTACAGAATCATTAGGTGTTGGAAACGTAGTTACATTCCAAGATCCAAATTATATGGATTCAGGATCTACTCTAAGAATGGTAAATTTGACGGGAGCAACAACAAACCAATTTCAAAATAACTCAATAACAGGAACGACATTAACAGGTCAAACATCTATATCAATAAATTATGCAAACCCTAATAATCCTTTAGGATCATTGCCCGCCACGATCGTCATTAACTCACCACAAGTTAGTCAAAAGCCTGTAATTGGTAACCCCCAAGTTGAGCAGTCATACCTTCAATATCCCACAGATCTTGAGTACTTCCAATTAATAACAGGTGTGACTTATAGTGATTTTATTAATCAGTCAAATTATACAACTGCTTCAGGGTTTTTCCCCCAAGATTATTTACTACACGACATTAGTTATGTTGCCCCATGTGGTGCTAGTAAGACTCTTAATAATATAATTGGAGTAATGGAAAATTACCAAACCTATGAAATTTGTATTTTCGTAAGAGGTGTAGATCCGTTTACCGCAAAACAAACTATATCTTATGACTTATCTAAAATATTTGGTAAATCTTATGGGAATATTTCAATACAAGGTGATTATTATTTAAATGTTCCAATACAACCATTACCCACATCATTAAAACCTACGACACATAACACAGTAAATAATGGAAATCAAACATTATATTTCCCTTCATTTACTTTTACGCCTGATCCGACACAATATACCGCATTTACTTCTAACTTACCATATTATTATTTAAGTACTGATGATGTTTTATCTACGAACTATTCGCCATATCCAGGTCAATGGCAAACAAATCAACAAAGTACCACATCACTCCAACAAACAATTGCTAATGGACGCAATATTCCAACATTAATACAACCTACATCCTTTTATACTGTCGGTGGGACATATTTAAGATGGGTAAATGATTTTCAGTCGACAAGTTTCTACATGCAAACAGGAAACAATAATAGTAACCCACCTTGTAATCAAGATTGTCAAAAGGGTGAATATTTTAATACTGGTTCAACATTTTATACTTTTGTTAATAGTATGGGTAATTTATCAGCACTGTATTCTCCTGCATATTATAGATACGGATTGTCTCCAATATCATTTCCAACTGTAAATAGTAATCGTATTGTGATGAGATCTGATAGATTACCAACTTCATCAAACGTACAAAACGGACCATCAGGAACACAAACAGGATATGCTTTACATCAAAATGATAATTTTTCATTTTACACCCAAAATGGAAGTCAAAGTCAACCAACAATCAGTGCTGGTGGAGACTTGGTATCTGGTGAATCTCAAGATGACGATCCGGTTACATCAGGATTAACAGAAACACTAACTTGTGAAGGAATGGTTCCTTTGGCTTGTTATACAGGATCAGGAAGTAATGTTGGGGTAGTTCCTTCGGGACAATGTTCAGTACCCGAAAATAGAATGGTTAACGGATGTTATTGTTTATTAAATTATATAGAAACAGATATTCCGGTCTTCAAAAAATTATATTTAATTCCAGAATACTTTAGAGATGCTAGATTGTTTTTAGAATGGAAAACAAGATTTACGATGAATTTTGCAGCTTGTAGAGGAGTTTTTGCTCAAGTTTTTCAAAACAATTGGGTAAACGGAGTTTTGTATATGTTTAATTTTAATAAAAGAACAACATTCAATATTTTAACACAACCAAATTATAATTATTGTGAAAATGTTATAGTTTTTAACGAACTTACAAATAATTTCTATTATAGGTCTTCCCCTTGGAATGATACAATACAAGAATTTATTGGAAAAAATTCCCCTAGTTATAACTCACAAAGTTTTTTATCAAATTTTCCTGGATTTGGTTATAATGAAAAACAAATACAATTTCCAACAACCGTTGTTGACTTGGGGCCAAGAGATTATTTCATAAATGAAGTTTGTTGTTCTTCAGGTATTGATGGTTTTGGTTCTTATTATGCAAACCAATTAAAAGCAACGTCATACCAAGACAACTCTGACATTATACAACTTGGATTTCTTTCTAGAATACTTAATGATGGTGTTAGACAAAGAATGTTACCCATTCCAAGTGGGGATAATTCTACTGAAGGAAAAGGCATAATTCAATTTTTCAATAGCACACGAGGTGGATATAGAATTGATGGTGATTGGGCTCAAATGTTATCAATAAATTCAGAATGGAAAGTTTTGCCGTTTATTACTGAAAACTTACCTCAGCCAAATCCAAATCAATATATTTTCTTTGGTGATAATGGGGCACCAAATGCTGACCTAATTAAACCTGTTATGGGATTATTTTTCCAAACTCCAACACCAAACTTAAGATATAGAAAAATAGAATCACCTGGAATTGAAACCTATAATTTTACACCTTTAATTGAGGAAAAATTTGGGTATTCAAAATCACAAGTTGTTCCAAACTACAAGTGGTCTTTAAAAAAGAGTAGTCCATCATCAAACATATTTGGAACTGAAGATAATAACTGGTATACAAATACAATAGGTCCGGGAGGAGCAGGAGGCGTTGGAGGATTCTATAAGAAAAAATACCAAGATTTAGATTTTACAACGTTAAATGAAAAATATATTACAACAACCACTAAATTAGGTTATATTGCTAATTATGATATTAATGGAAATCCTGATCCACAACCACTTCCAAATACAATCATACAAGGACAACCTATTGGAGTTGCCAATCAACCAATAGGATTGAATCAAGCAATTATAGTAGGTGCTCCATACCACTTCTATTTTGGGTTAAATAACGGAAAAACAGCCGTTGATAGATTTTATAAACTTTATGTTTCAACAGTAGAAGAATAATGGTAGATCCGACAACAAATATAATTTTATCGACCCAAAGATATAAGGGAGCACCAAAAACAGATCAGTTTATCAATGTTCCTTTCGCACAAACAAATAAAGAACTTATTGAATTTGATAGAAGCGTTGATTTAAATCTTGCAACCGTTTTTGATGAAGAAAGACAACAATCTACAATATTTAGACCTGTAACCAAGTATTCTGTCATATTTGAAAATGCTTATACAGGATCAACAACTTATGTTCCATTTAGAGATAATCTTTATTATACAAATGCTTTGTCAAACGCAATATCGTATTATCCTTCTGGAAATAATCCATCAGTTCCACCACTTCCAACAAATCAAAATGTTGCTTGGGATGGATTTCCTCAATACCCCGAATTTGATTTTATAAGAACTGATAATGATGTTCTTGGATATACAATTGGAAACGGAAGACATTTGGATTTTAAATCAGTAAGTGCAACAACATACAATTGGTCTCATTATTTAAGTTATGTTTATCAAAATGATTATAACAAAAATCTTTATGCGATTGAACCAAATACAAACATTTCTTGGAATTGGGTGGCTTCAGACGGACTTCCTTATTATGTAATTGTTGGTAGTGATCAAACAACAAGAGTTATTAGTTTTAAGTGTCCTGTTATGCATGGTTTATCTGTTGGAGAATCCGTTCAATTATCTACTAATTATAATGGAAATGAATTTTTTCAGGTAACCAGTTTGGGTGATCCTGCATCGGGATCGGATGAATACATTTTTAATATTAGAAACGTTGGTTATACAGGAAATACTTTTTTAACTTTTACACAAGGGACATTCAAAAGGGTTATAAATGTTTCAAATTCTGCTGATACAATTAGCAAATATTATGTTAGAAAACATAAAATATTGACAAACCCCGAATGTGCGGTTTTGGTAAATGCGGGATTTGAACAAAATGTTTATAACAATAAAACCAAGTGTGAAGTAAAGGCATTAACACCAAATCAAAAACAACGAACATCTGTTAAAGAAGGTGCAAGATCATATACATTATCTTTTAATTGTGATGTGGATATTCTTGATTTATTGGATAACGAAAACAGACCTGTTAGTGAATTATTTTTTACAACAGTTTGGAGAGGTTATTTTGGTTGGACACAAAAATTAAAACAAGGTTGGTATTTTAATACTTATTTGGATCAAACAAACCCACAAATTTGGTGGGATCAAAATAATCCTGATTCTAATACAAGTATAATCCAAAATCAATATAATTCATTAGTGAATCAAGGTCCGTTTTTTTATAATGAACTATTAAACACAGGAGATACAATAGACGGAGATTATTGTGAATGGAATAATTTTGAACAACTTGAAAGAGTAATTTCATTATATCAACATAAAATAACATATAACGAAAATTGGTTTAGTTTGTCAGCAACCACGTTGACACCAAATAACCAATATGGTTATTTTTATCAACCACATAGCCCAATTCAGATCAGGGCTTTTTCTGACTATATTGAGGAAGGTAGTTCTTTGAATGTTGTTGGAATACCTGATTATGCTTATTACTCAACGATGAACGCACTATTTAGATGGAGAGATTTATATCCTTATGGGTTTATTGATACAGATGGTGTTGGGGTTGATTTTCCGTTTTTAAATAATTCTCATTATCCGTTTACAAACACAATATTTAGAGTTACACCCGAAAATTACAATATACCGAGTGATTATGCTCAAACTGGAGCAGTTCCTGTGAACATAACAACAATTGCAGACCCAACGGCCGATGAATGCGAATAGAATAAAAATAGTAAAAGACGATATAAATAAGTTTGTTAATATACCAATTAACATGCAATGGGATTTTATGGGTCGAGACGATAGTATTTCGGAATATGAAATCGATGCGATTAAACAAGTTACAGGTGTAGCGGCAGATTTTGAAATCGCAAGATTTGCTCATAACGTATTTTACAATCAAGATTCTGCGATAAATTATGAATTTAACTTTTATGATGATTCACAACCCATAACCGCAAATACAGTTGGAAACTGGTCTTCATCATATTTAAATAACGGATTTTCAGTTCAAGACATTTATTATTTTTCAAAACCTTTTACAAAGTCTTTTTTCAAACTTGATTTTTATGACACAAAAGAAGAAAAAACACAACAAATATATTTGTCAATTATTCTTCCCGTTCAACAAGGATTAACACAAACCGCAGTTTTATCACCACTTGTCCCCCCAGTTGAAATTAAAAAACCAAAAATGGTGTTAGATTATATTGGGGCAGATAAAGAAGGGTTTTTTGTATATTGGTTAAGAAGTAGAGATTTTATTGACATATCAACTTTTTTTATGACCGCCAAGTTTTTTGATGGAAGAGAAGGAGTTTTTAAACAAATGACAAATACAAGACAAGATTTAATCACACCTAATAAATTCCAATTCAACAATGAGGACTATTTTTATTATAAGGTGGATTTGGATTATAACAATAAAACTTACGAAGTGTTTTCGACATCAACAACTCTTAGGGTTGGAGATTCAAACTCACCGATAATTTGGTATGAATATGTTAACCCATAATGGAATTACAAGAATATAAGTTTATTGTTTCACCAGAAAATATCAAAAGTGATATTATTTTTGTTAACTATACAGGTGAAACAGATATTACAACAATTATTGATCCGTGTTGTTTAACGGCAACAACCACAAGTGCGACAACAACAGGAACAACTGGTGTTTATCTTCCTATGTCGTATGTTTTAAGTGGAAACACAGGAGGAACTTCATTTTTAACAGGTTTATCTGTTAACATATTGATAACAGAGTCTGCGGTTGATCTTGGATATTACACTCCCTTTGATGGTTTAATATTACAGGCCGACGTATTAAACAATTTTATTGTAACCGCAAACACAATAAATCCATATACTTACACATTTTATAATACGTCAGATTTAGAGTTTATTAAGTTTTTACAACTTGTTACATACACATTAGATTGGGGAGATGGATCACCACCACAGGCGGTTTTGGGAATAACACCTATTTTTCATACGTATCCTACGGCAGATAATAATTATACGATAACCTTGACTGCCAACTCGCCTTGGGGAATATCAAAAGTTCAAAAACCGGTTTTAACACCATATAGTGCCGCTACAATACCAAACCCACAAGGATCAATAACTTTTTATCCTGCTGGTGGATCGTGGTCTGCTAACCCAATAAGTTATGACTATATCTTTACGGGAGATTCAAATACAAACATCAACGACTACTATTCATACAACTACACTTCAGTTCCTTTTTTAATTACAGGTTTTACAGAATCAACCTTAAATGATTTGGCACAATTTGGACCAAAAATTAATTTGGCAGGAGGAAAATATAAATTGGGAATACAAGTAACAGGAAACACAGGAGGTATTGGTACTTACTATGGGGTTGATCCAACGGGAACTTATAGCGCCTACACAATGAACGGAACGATTTATCACGATTATGAAAATTTTACAATTTATTTTACAGACTCATACGGATTAGTTCCTGGTGAATTAGAATTATCAGCAATAACAAAAAATGAAGCACTATTGAATGTTATTGACCAACCAGAAATTATAACTAATGTTTATATTGAAAGGGGGAAATACACACCTTTAGAAAATGTTATGAGATTAGGTGAGGTTGATAACATGGGTGATTTAGAAAAATACGGATACAAATATTTTACAATAGAAAAAGTATCAACATAACTATTTATAAAAAAGTAATATTAAAATATGGCAACGGGAAATTATGGCGTAATAAGACCTTCAGATGTTAGTCCTGAAGATGTACAAATCGTGTTAGTTTATACAGAATCAAGAGATGACACACAAAATTTTACATTAACAACTTTGAACGCACAAGACGTTCTTAGACCTTATTTTAATAATAATGCCACGGGAGGAAGTTCAGTAGAAATACTTGGTGGTTTATATAATCTAAAATTACCAGCAGACCAATTCAATAAATTGGGAATCTATACTTTGATGATTAGACCTGCAGAAATTAGAACAATAATTACTGATTGTGGTGTTTTATCTGCATTACCAAACGTTAAAGGAATTGTAATTGATTTGAATAATGTTCCGGCACAAAGTCGAAACAAATTTGTAAATCAAGGATTAGTTGGATTTAGAGTTGAATATTTAAATCCTGATGGAACAAAAATACCAAACTTTTTTAGAATTATCACATCATCTTTTTATTGTGAACCTGTGGTTCAAAACCTAACAAACACAATTCAAAAATCTATTAGATATAAATATGTTGAAGGAGCAACTAACTTGTTATTTTGCACATTGTCTCCGTCATCATCACCAACTAATAAACCAAGTGCGACCCCTTATATTGGACAACCAAACCAAAGTATTATCATTACAAACACATACTTTAATCCAATAAGTACTGAGATTGAAATTGTTGACCAAGACATTTCAACACTTGCAATTGCTCTTTACGGAAACCAAACTAAATCTATTGAGGATGGTATTTACACCATTTACGATGCTAATAACAATATATACAAACAATACAACTTGTATGAAATTAAAGATCAGTTTAACGCTCTTCTTTATGAAGTTAGACAAGATCGTGGCGAAAATATCGATTTCTCAAAGGCGTTTAATAATATAACAGCTTAATGGCAACAAATAAATTTACTTGTCCACCTCAAAGTAGTGCGGCAAATCAATTCTCTAACAATTTGGTTGGAGTTCAGTTGGTTACCGGTGGAGGATTAACGCAAGCAAATTTTAATTTTACAACAGGTATTTCAGAAAAACAGAATCGAACTTTTACGATTGGAACTTTTTCTGACCCTATCAATTTGCAGTCCATGAATATGGAAAACAATATTGAATCTGCAGAAATTTTAGCCAACAATTATAGAGTTTATCCAAATTACGATTTATCACAAGTTACAAACTTTACACAATACGGATCTTTGGTTAAAAGATTATCAACTTCAGTTACAAAGATCATTAACTTTTTTCCTGCGGGATTGGAAGTTTCTCCAAGTACACCAAAGTTCATAACACAAGAAACCGCAATCAACATTTCATACGACTCGGTAGAAAACGACACAACATTTGAAGTTTATTTATCATCAATTCAAAATCCATTTGAAATTGATTATTCTACCAATTCAGAAATAAACATGATGTTTAATGAAATGGAAGTTTCTCCATTACGAAATATGAAATTACAATATAAAAAGTATGTTTTATATGTTAATGGAAATCAATACCCTGTAAATTACTTATACCCAACAGATAGTTCATCAACAACATTAAAACTTATTGTAGACGGAAACCCATTTCAAGGAAACCAAATTTCTTATGATTATTTAATTGTTAGACCAAGCGATTATGAAACGAACAAAGTTTTTAATTTAGATTTTGATCCGGTCGAAAACTTTTTATTAAATAGACAAATTACACCTGCATATACCGCAACATTTACCGTACCTGTGGAACAAGAAAACGGGACATTCATTTTGACCAACGACACGGCAACTTGGCCAAGAGCAGGATTTTGGAATTTGGATATTAGATCTGGTTCTTTTGACAATTATTTGACAAAAATTAATGATTTTGCATATAATATGGATCAATATACCACAAATATTGTATCTAGATTTTTAACAACAGGTGCTCTTAAAGAATTTGACACACCTGATCAAAGGTTTGAAAAACTACTTCAAATATACGGAAGAAGTTTTGATGAAACAAAAACATTTATAAGTGCTTTAGGAAACATCAATAGCATTCATTATACAATTCAAAACGATATTCCTTCACAATTATTAAAAAATTTGGCACAAACATTAGGTTGGGTTACGAATTTTTCACCAATATCTAATGAAGAACTATTACAGGCTGTGTTCACAACTCAACCAAATACTTTTCCTGGTCTACAAATAGGACAAACACCAGAGGAGATAAATTATCAGTTTTATAGAAATTTAATTCTAAACTCGGCATATCTTTTCAAATCAAAAGGGACAAGAAAATCTATTGAATGTTTATTAAGAATGATCGGAGCCCCTGAGGCAATTACCGAATTTAATGAATATGTTTATCTTGCCGACCAAAGAATTAATATGAGCGAGTTTAATCAACAATACGCTCAAATTAGTACTGGTACATTATTAACACAAATTCCCGTTTATGATACAACCGATGTTTATTCAATTCAGGGAATTTCATATACAGGATTTACAACGACATCAACAAATACAAATGTTCTAACGACAAGAACCGACTATCCTGTTGATGAATTTGGTTGTCCTAAAATGCCAACACCAACAGAAACATACTTTTTTCAAATAGGAGGTGGATGGTTTGAATCGACACCACAACATAGAATGCCTGAATTCGCAGTTCCGACAAATGCGGTTTTTACAGGAAACAATCCAAATTATCAAACACAACTTTTACCTTTTAATTATGGTGAAGAGTATTTGCAAGTTTATAGACATTTTCCTTATATGGATATGGGTTTTAAATTAAGAAACGTTATTGACAACAAAAAAAGTTGGGTAGACACAAATTCAACTTTGAGAACAAGTTTTGATGGGGGATTTAATTCATATTATAATGTTGGAGAAGAATGTTTGGTCTTGAATGTTAAAAATGTTGATATAATGATGAATCCAGCTCAAGGGTTGGCTTATGATGTTTGGTATATGTCAAACAAATATAATTTTCCAATACCAGAACAAGGATTATTTTATCAACCACCTTCCCCATGTTATGTACCGAACCCATATCCAAAATTAGGTGGGGTTGATTGGACCACAATTGTTCCAAAACCAAAACAAAAAACTTTCTTTGAATTCGCTCAAACTTTTTGGCGAAACATGATCAATACAAGAAATCGTCAATTTATTACTGATGGAAAAACAGGAGGTTACCCAACACTACAATCAATATATTGGAGATATTTAGAATCGCAAAAATTAGTAGGAGTGCCAAATGACAACTTTACTTATCAAACTATGATTGATTATGTAAATGGGATGGGAGATTATTGGATTCAAATGATTGAACAAATGGTTCCAGCGACAACTATTTGGAATACGGGAACAAGATTGGAAAATTCAATATTTCATAGACAAAAATTTGTGTGGAGAAGACAAGAAGGTTGTAAGTTTTTACCAATTCCTTGTAAACCTTGTAATCTTACAACA